TTATCGTCACTGCTCTGGTCAGTCTTCATTAAATGATCACGGTTCAGATCAACCATGACCCAGCTGGGGGGACCTAGTTTCAACACTAGGGACCATCTGATTTCGACGTCATTCCACTAACTCGCTTAAACGCGGGAAGCGGAATTCCGTCACCTCAGGTGGATCCACAATGAGTATCACTTCGGGCTCCCAACGGTATGACATCATCTCAACGAATAGTTCTGCCAATGATTGTCATTCATCTAGTGGGGTTACCAACCACACTAGTAAATAGAGAATGACCATCAGGCCGAACCATCCGAATAAGATACTTAGTCATACATTTAAGAGTTCTGAAGAAGGGGGGGAAGATGGTTTCAAATCATCTCCTACATCAAGTGAGTCAGGAATTGACCCAAGAGACGTCTGACTGATATCTGGTAATCAACCATAATATCATGCCACCACCATTCCAGGGGCTAAGAACTGGACTCATCACTTTACCCATTCGGTAAGATTCTTAATGATTAGCACGGTATTTCCTATTCAGAAATCCCGAGTAGTCGGATAAGATCATTCCCAGAATGTATCAGTAATATGATGAGCTACCCAGATCGAAGCCTCTGTAGAGCTGGATTCGACATCTTGGTGAGAATCTTCTCTCACAGTCTCGCTATGAACGTGTTTCTTCATACAATTTTGTAATCTACACCATTTACGGTATAGATCACTAATTGAATTAAAGGGCCGTTCATCTTCACGTCGGAACCGTAGTCAAGAGTTCTCCGGAAGATTTTCCATAGCCTCCTCCAACTTTGTGATGTCTTCCAGGATCTCTCATAAGAGGATCCGGAGATCATCAACATCGTAGTAGGATAGCGTTGGAATATCTTTAATCCGGTAGATATTGACGAGCCGGTTATACTCGCCAATCTCAACCATCTCTTGCAGAGCTGAAGTGGCACTATAAAAAGGAAAACGAGATAACTTCTCGAAGTCCGACATTGTAGGGCTTTTACGCCTTTCAAGTCGGTCAACAAGTTCTCGGCGCATGTCAGCTAACGTGTAGATGAACTCTTCAATCCCTTTACGGGTGAAAGTCCATGTTTCACTTAGATTTTTCATAGTCGCCCAGAACATGAAATCCTTATTATAGTAAGCCCATATTACGATGAAAACACGTAGACGAGCAGGCATGGATCATAAGTTAGCCCGGTATTTACTCCGGGACTTATAACCCAATCCTCTCATCTTTAGATAGTCGTTCAATGAACATCCATGTTTAACCATGAATTCGTTCATAGTATCGGTGGATAGAGTAGATACGATGCAGTACCTTATGGGGACGACAAAGCATCTTTTACCATTCACCCAAAACTTTTTAGCAAACTCCAATATCATCCCATTATAGGATTTTATGGATTTAGCTAAACCGATCGACACACCTAAGATCTCGGTCATAATATGAAAGTAAGCATTTGCCACTAAAGTGTCAAAGATTACAATATCATCACCTAAGATCACGTAGTCATCAAATCAGCGTTTCCAACCCACCTTACCTACTAAGTAGGCCGCTCATTGGACGACCACATGGTGAGTCACCGCGAGCATAACCCATGAGGAGTAACCTCCCATAGGTTGGCCCACGGCGTACTTCACAGCACTTAATCCGGTATCATCCCGAGCTCTCTTTGGAAGAGAGTATGAACGGGATGTAAGTATGGAAGCCCAAGCCTTTGATGGATAGTTCCATAAAAGGGGAGTCA